ATATTCGACGATATTTTATAAATGTTATCGTTTACACTGGTCTATTTTATTTCTTAATTTTTTAATCCACAAAGTAGTTATTGCTAATTTTTTTTCTCTTTCACGACTACTACTACTCTTTAATAAACTTTCTAACCTTACTAATTTCTCAAGTAATTCTGATGCCTCATCGCAGCCGCCAGGTATACTGTTTAAGCGTGACCAGGGTATAGATTCAAAGATACTGATACAACTCATATCATCATCAGCACAAAAACCAGTCACTCGAGCGGCCTCAACAACAGATTGAGAGTGGCTATCTTCGACAATGCCAGTTGGTAATCCTTGATGTGCTGATTCCCGGGGTAAAAATTCTAAATATTTTTGTGCTTTCATACTATCGGGGTTCGCTTTACTAGCCGGAGTATTTATTTCTATAACATTTCCTACCCTTTGATTTAGTTTGCTTCTCATTGTAGATTTTGACCATGTACCTCGTAATTGGGGATTTTCGGTGAGTTCTCCTATAAGTTGTGTAGCTAGTCTTCCATGGGTTAAGGCGAGTCGTTGACGGTATTCTGTAGTTAATTTACTACAATCCCATAATTTCGCACTTTTGTCTATTGAGCCGGTTGCTAATAAGTTACCATTACGATGAAATGCTACAGAACTAACCCAGTTTGTATGCCCCGTTAATGTTTCGATACATCTTGGATTTGAGCCGTCTGGTCTAAAGCTCCATAGTTTTGCGGTATTGTCCCATGAGCCGGTTGCTAAAAAATTACCATCGGGATGGAAAGAGACAGATATAACCGCTGCAGTATGCCCAGACAAGGTGGATATACATTTTAGATTAGAGCCGTCATCATTAAAACTCCAGAGTTTTGCTGTGTTATCCCGTGAGCATGTTGCTAGTAAGTTTTGACTAGGGTGAAACGCGACAGAAGTAACTACATGAGTGTGCCCATCAACATTTGCTGTATCCGTGCATACTAGGTTTGATCCGTTGTCATTAAAGCACCATAGTTTCGCTGTCTTGTCCCCCGATCCGGTTGCTAATAAGTTACGGCTAGGGTGAAACGTAACAGAAATAACCCAACCAGTATGCCCATCAACATTTGCTGTATCCGTGCATACTAGGTTTGATCCGTTGTCATTAAAGCACCATAGTTTCGCTGTCTTGTCGTTTGAGCCGGTTGCTAATAAATTACGGCTAGGGTGAAACGCGACAGACCTAACCCAGTCAGTATGACCATTACCATTTGCCGTATCCGTACATACTAGATTTGTTCCCTCGTCATTAAAACTCCATAGTTTCGCTGTAATATCCCATGAACCGGTTGCTAGTAAGTTACCTCTAGGGTGAAACGCTACAGAATTAACATCTTTAGTATGTCCATTAACATTTGCCGTATCCGTGCATACTGGATTTGAGCCATCTGGGTCAAATCTCCATAGTTTGGCTGTATAATCCGAGGAGCCTGTTGCTAGTAAGTTACCTCTAGGGTGGAATGCTACAGAAGTAACAGCGTTATTGTGTCCAAGTAAGCTGCTTATTTCACTACAAACCTCTCCTACAAAAGGTTTACCACCTTTTAATTTATTATTCATTTTTGAACGTTTTACCATTTATATAATATAATATACGATTATATTTGACCTCATATTATATTACAGTTCATCATATTATGTAGATACCAATATTAAAAATTAACAAATTATTATATTAAACACTGATTTTTGATAGTGATATTTTTATTTTTTCTATTAATTCTTTATTTGTTATTCTAATAATGTTTATAGGTAATTGACCATTCATATTTTTAATATTTTTCGCACCATTTTCAATTAACATAACAATCATTCTAGGTATTTGAAAAGTAAAATCAGAAGTTCCATCATCTTCACCATATAGTAAACCATGTAAAGCCGTAGATAATGATACATCATTTTGAACATTTACATTAATTCGTAATTCATTAAAATAGTGATTCACTTTCATTAAATTTCTAAGAACATAAAAATTTCTTTTTTTACAAACTATATATAATAGACTCTCATGTTCTGTATTTCGTCTGGTGTTAATTTCATGAATTAAATTATCATTTAAAATCAGTTCATTAATAACATAACCATTTCCATAAATGGTATGATCATCTATATAATGTAATAAATTATCATATGTTAAATCCGCAATATGGAATAAAAATTTTATTTTTTTATATAATTCATTATTAATTTCTCCTAGATTTTGTGCGTATATAAATAAAATATTTTCAGCATATGTATCTATATTTAATAATATTTGAATAATTTTAACAATTAATTTATTATAAATAGTATCTTTTTTATCCGTTGTCAATATAAATATTAATATTTTTTCACCTAAATTCATTTTTTTTATTAATAACATATTCTGTGATAAAATATAGTAAACTAATTCAAAATTAGCATGTAATATAGCATTAATAAGCATTTCCTCCATCTGAGACGGTGTAAAAGATTCAATGATATGTGTAATTCTCGGATTTTTAAAAATGATATCTAAATCTATATTTAATAAAACGCTATTATATGAATTAGATAAATCTTCAATATATTTTTTTATTTTCTCATCAGTGTCAAGTCCCTGTATAATATCATTACTTTGTAAAATTTCTTCAATATTATTAATTCTTTTTCTAATAAAAAACATAATTTTATTAATATTAGTTTGATGTTCTACTGTAGAAACTGATAAAGCTGATTTCATATAGTAAACATACATATCATAAATTATATAAATAAAAAGTTTCAATATTTTATTTTTATCAGTATTAAATCGTAATTCATGTAATCCTCTTTCAGCAAATATAGAACGTAAAGTAAATGCGCCATCAGATAAATCAAACCTAGTTGCATAATGTGTTAATGTATCTATACCTGTTCTTTTCTGGGTAATTTCCCAATATCTATGTGGGTGGTCATGTTCCTTTTCAATTAATAAAACCATATTTTGAGCATTTGTGTGTAATCTAGACATTATATATAACTCAAACATAGAATAAGTGATACAACTTCCATATGATAATGATCTATTTTTTGGATTTACTAAATACATATATGAAAAAAACCCAGTTGATTCAGCTATATAATTAAGGTCTTGTTGTTCTATTTCCTCAATTGTATTTTTAATTATATTATTAATTGCTCCAATTGTTGACTGTCTTTTATGAACAGTAGGCATTGATTTTTCTATTCTATTTTTCCAATCTTTAAAAATGAATTCAAATTCGTCTCTCTTATAACGAGAGTCTTCAATTGGAACAATATATTTCAATATATCATCATACTCTCTTCCATAATGTTTAGAAATATTTGATACAAGTTTTATCATAAACTCATTAAATATATTATCTAAATTATGGGTAAAAGTCATAAAAAGAGACATTATATTATTGCCTACTTCATCTTTATAAATTCGTGTTTTTGTGCATATTCCTTCTGAAACTTTGTGTGAAAAACATGTATTTAGTGTATTTCTATCTTGGTGTGAAAGTGTATTATAAGGAATAATTGAATGAAATAACGTAAATATTTCTAGTTCAATGATAAAGCTTAAAAACATCAGTGCACCTATATTTATATGATATGGCATCATCCCTGGAAGACTATCTATTATTTCACCAGATGATTTTTTAAATTCTTGTATATATGGTCTATTGTTTTTATATTCGGTTAATAAATATGAAAATATAGAGTTGTATTTTTCGTTATCTAATAAAAAATCATAAGTTTCATTAAAATCGTATTCATCCCTTTTGTTACCAGTATGTTCATCAAACTTAAAATAAAAAGAATTTTTTTTAGAAGTTAATATTTTATCTAAAATAGTTTTTAACATATATTTGTCTGTCATATCACTTAAATAATAACCGCCTGTTTTAAAATATTTATTACGAGATGACTTACGTAAACCTTTTATAGACAAATTCATATTACGACGTTTTTTTGATTTATTTTTTTTTTTAAAAATATTTCTACTAATAGTCATTATATAATACTTAAATAAAATAAAACGACTGATATATTCTCTTATTTATTCGGAACTACAGTATATATTTTATTATTTTCACATAAGGTTAATCCATGTCTTTCTATAGCTTTGATTATTTGCTGTAACAAGTTTGGATCAAATAGTATAATATTAACAAAGACATCATCATCTAATGATTGATTATGAATGATTTTTTTGATACAATCTTTTACCCATGACTTAGAAATGGGAGCTAAATCACTGGCAAATTCAACTAAGTATGCTCCTTTAATCTCTTCATTTCGGTGATAATCTTTCGGTATTCCGTAAAGTCCGGGTTCCCAAAATACTGTGCATAAGTTAAGTAATGACCAAACACTTCCCACAGTTAAAAATGTATGTAATGGTATTAAGAATTCCGGATAGATATGATGTGTGCGAAAATTCTGTTTAGTTAAAATACTTATTCCATATTTATCTTGTCTCCACAAAATTGTACAAATTTTATTCTCATTCGATATGATTCGTTTTTTAATTTGCTCTAATGACATGTTCTTCTAATTTTTTTTTTAATAGAAATAAAAAAAATCAATTTTTTTTTGTTTTTTTTACAAACAACATATGTTTAACATAATAATTTACCCATGTCCCTCATATTAAGACCGTGTCTGTTTCCGGTCTGACTACAAAAGTTTTCATTAAACTGTAAGCTATCATCACCAAGGTAATGAGCCATTAAATCCCGTTTGTCGATTTGAATATTAATAATTTTTTCATCGATAGTTGGTATATCTTCTTCTTTGATGATGAGTTTAAAAACTTCAACATTTCGTGTTTGTCCAATACGATGACAGCGCGCGATTGCCTGGATTTCATTGCCTGGATTCCAATTGGGAGTCATCATATAAACTTTATTGAATACTTGTAGATTCAATCCAACCCCGCCAGCCATAATTTGAATAAGTAACACATCAACTTCTCCATCGAGACATCGTTTCACACAAGCATTACGATGATTTAGATCCATTTGACCATTGAAAATTTCAATCCTTTTGTCTGGAAAAGCGCGAGTAAGATATTTATGGATAATATCGATTTCTTCTTGATAATGACAAATTACCAAGGATTTGTCATCTTCAGACTGTTGACTAAACAGTTCAATCATTTTTGTGATTTTGGTTGAACTGCCCCGCCATAAATTAGGATTCTTGACTTTAAATTTCTTGGCAAGACCTTTAATTACCAGATTTGGGTGGATAGTTGCTTGTCTCAGTCGGAGCAACAATTCAAATAATTCCATCATAGCTCCACTGCTATCTTCTTCTTGAAGAATTCTAAGATACTCATTTTTCACCTCATCTTGGACTTTTTCGTAAAATTGGCGCTCTTTGTCGTCTGTAAATGGAACGTCAACGATTTTGATATCTAAATTTTTGTATTTATCTGCCACCAGAGATTTGTTTCGGCGCTTAATGTAATTGTCCTTCAAATCCTCAAGATTGTCTTTGATAATTGCCTCTGGAACATGAATGAATCTGAAAAGACTAACCAGGTCATCAACCCGGTTCTGTAGAGGAGTTCCACTCAATCCCCATCGAAATTTGGCGCGAATATCAAAACACCCTTTAAATGTCTTGCTGTTCTTGTTTCGAATGGTGTGACATTCATCCAAAATCACTCGACCCCATTCAACGGAATGCATGATGGTTCTACGGTAATCGTTGTCATTGGTGGAAACATCAAACATTTTTGAATATCCACTGATGACAATATCAAAATGCCCGCTTATCTCAGCATTGCTGCTAAAACTGCCATTCGGGCCATGGCAGAGACGCATTTTTGCTTCAGGCCAAATTTTCCTGATCTGGTCACGCCATTGTTCCATGAGAGATATGGGTACAACTATAAGAGTTTTGGGAACCGGATTCGCAAGGATCAACGCAATCGTTTGAAGGGTCTTTCCTAGTCCTGGGTCATCACATAGTAAGCCTCCTGTATAATAAGTGCTCGTTTCATTCAGCTCTCGTTCTAACATCCATTTAACGCCATCAACTTGATAGTCAAAAAGTTCAATACCGACACTGGAGAGTCGGGTTTGAGCGTTTTTAAATGCGTTTTCAACACGTGCGGAATGTGCCATAGTCTTATTACTCTTGACGCTACCGGTGGTTAGCCGATCAAATTTTTTTAGACTTCAAATTAGACAAAATGTTGGATTTATATATTGTAATTAGTGGATGATTTATTCACTATAATAGATTTTATGTTTATTTCATTACATCTAGTAAAATGGTCTTTTCATCAATAATACCTAAAAGTAATATAATTATATAATATATATTAAATGAGTTGTCTTTTTGATAGTTTAAGCTATTTTATTTATGAAAACGGTATTGATATTAGAAATAAAATTTGTGATTATCTAGAACAAAATAAACCTATAATGGACGGAGTTGAAACAAATAAAATAATAGAATATGAAAATAACTGTGTTAAAACGTACATTAATAATATGCGTTCTACTTCTACAATGGGCGGTGCTATTGAAATTCAAGTGGCGTGTAATATATGGAATATGAGTATTAATGTTCATAATTATAGAGACCCTTCTAATAAAATTATTCAATTTATACCAATTCATAAAATATACTATAAAACAATTGATATATATTGGACAGGTGGGCATTATGAACCGATTAAAAAATAACTATTTTATTGAATCAAATAGAATGTTCCAAAAAATAGTGCTAAACACTAAAATTTTAGAATGTTATCAGATTGAAAGTTATCATTATGTTAAATTCATCCTCATAGATTTAACCCTCTTTATTATAATAGTCTATACATATAGGAATATATTCATTATTATGAACTAGAAAAAACAAATCTAGTTATCGATTATTAAAATTAAAATATATATATATATATATAAAAATGGTTCTTATTGGAAAAACAAATGATTCTGGGATTACATGCTTACTATTTAAGATAAGGGAAGCACGTGACAAAAATAATGTATTTATGATGTGTCCACTACACTCTATCAACCCTGATACTCAAAAAATAAAGATACAAGTACTAGGTGACCCCTATACTCAAATATCTGGAACTATCTATGTTACCGCTGTACTCTTTTCCGTTCAAAATACATTCCTAGATTGCGCACTTGGTGTTATAGAAAATCCGGAGGTTATTAATAATAGTAATAATCTAAGGGATTTATCCTACCTAACTTTTGATGTGGATATTTATAGTGGTATCCTTAATAAAAAAGGTCAGATCTAT